TCGAGTAACGACGAATCGCAATAGGAAACGCATCCCATAATTTAAAAGGTGTTTATTGTTTTACCTTCGGTTCGATAGGTCGAAAGGTTGACACCTAAAAAAGGATTGCTCAAATGTTCCCCAAATTTACAAAATTATTCTTGATATAAGTTAATCAAATCTTGAGTAGTTATTCGTTCGCTATCCTGCGTTAAAATAAACGGCTCTGCGTTGTTATCTAATATCGAAGGTAGGCAATCTGCATCCACGCCAACACAAACCGTCTTACGCACCTTATCGCGCTTGTTATAAAGGTCGATTGTTAACGCTCCTAAATCGTCGGCGTTATCGTATTCGATAGTAGGAAATTCGTTATCGGCTGGAAATACCGTATCGCCGTTTATGTAGCAATTATCGAAATAGAAAACAATCGAAAGGAAATCTAAAACGTATTCAGGCAACCGCCCGAAATAGTAGCTTAGTTTTTTTTTGCGGTCTACAAAACTTGCAGACCAACGCCCCGAAGCATATCTAAATAAATCGGTGTCGGTATCGTATTGCGGTTGAAAGCGTCGCCCCTCTAATCGAATACCGGGCAAAAACGAGGTACCATAAAACGCTAATCCAAATTGATTCTCGCCGTTGCAACCTTCAATCTTAAAGAACCTGCAATCGTCCGAGTAATCGCCTATTTGAATAACCTCGCTGTACTTATCATAAGCCGCCCAATTTTTATCGGCTCGCACGGTTATTTTTTCAACGGCTATCACTCCGTTAAGCGAAGCGCCAAACTGCGAACCTAATAAACTAACGAACCCTGTTGAGGTGTTTGTAATGGTGTAGGTGTATGTACCTACGGCGCTTATTGTGGCGTATGTAATGCCGTCTACCTGTAATCGTAAACGTGCATTTGTTATGGAACTTACAACTATCTCAACGTAATAATCTTTATCCTCGCATAATTCAGTTATGCTAATTAGCTCGGTTTGGTTACCTAACGCAGTAAGCTCGATTGTTGCCTCACCCCCACCAACTACCCAATCGTCCGCGCCCGTTACGGGTGTCGATGTCCAGCCGATAGGCGGGCAATCAATACATAAAGGGTCGCCGTTAAAGAAAGGATTATAAATAAAATATTGCCCGCAAGTATTCGTACAATAATCGGCAATCGCTAAACGATAGCAACCCGAATCGATTGTATAATCCGAAAGGTCGATACCCGCCGTTAAATATTGGTCTTTAACAGTTAGCACAGGGTCGAGCCTTTCAATTATTGAAAGCGTTTCGGCATCTACTAAGCCCGCAAATAAAGCGCCCGTAGGTACAGGCTCGACGCTATTAACTATAAACACGCCGTCGAACTCATCACCCGCTAAACCATTAAAGTAAAATAGCAAGCCCGCCGAGGTTGTATCGGGCGTGTTGAGGTAAATCGTATGTGTACCCGGTGCGTTTAAATAAAGAAACGAGCCGCTCGGGAAAATACCAACTACTAACGTACCGCTGTTATAGGTTTCAATCGTTACCGTTACCTTATAGTTTAACACCACGTCGTAACGCTCATAGCCTTGTATGTAACCGCCCGTATTACCCGTTGCGGTTATTTCGCTACCCGACTGCGTCCAATCGCCCGAAAGTACATCGCTAACAAATTTTAGTTCGCCGCATACGCCCGTTTCGAGCTGCCAAAATAGTTGGTCGTTAAAGTCTGCTAACTGCGCAAATTGATTGTTACAACCTTCGCACGCTTCAGGCAATATGGTATTAAATAAAACAGGTTGGTTTGGTATCGATGTGTAACTCATGGTAAAAGTTTGTTTGAACGTAGTTCGAATTGTGCGCCCTTGCGCATTACTGATTCTATTTGTAGGTTTTTAATGTACGTCGGCGCAACGGCTAACGAATCGTCTTTACGCCCGAGTAAAATAGGCTTTGAGGTTTCGCTTGTTATCGCGTTTATCTCTGCCATGCTTAATGGGCGTTTAAACTTATATACATACGCTTGCACGTCGTTAATGTCTACGGGTTCGAGCGTTTGCGGTGTGAAGGGTTGACCGATAACGGAGAAATAAGAAAACGCAGAAAGCAGGGTAGTGTTTTGAAAGTTGCTACCAAATCGTAAGAAACGTTGTATAACGTCGGGGTATGGTGTTGTATTTGTTGCCGATATACCTATATCGATTGCAATTAAATTACCAGCCTCGCAAATAAATACTTCGTTGTTTATTTCATACCACGCAGGTTGACCCGTTGCGGCGGCAAAATCGCTACCAGTTATAAACCGAGTTTCTAACAAATTCAAAGCCGCGTCAAATCGTTTAATCATTAATTTTACTTGCCTACCCATAGCATTACCTACGGGCGCAAACGTTAAGGGGTCTAAGTATTCATCTAAAACAACGCCCGCATTAACGGTATAAATACCGGGGTTCGAAACGATGTAATACTCATACGTACCCGGTACGGGCTGCGTAAAGTTACTGGGATTAACTACAGGGTTGAGCCAAATAAAATAATGCGATAGCAAGCCCGATAAGGTGTTTTGTGTTGGGGCATTAACTACGCTAAACTGGTTAACGATTTGATTCGCTGTTGAGCTGTCAAATCGCAATACACCCGAAGCATTTGCAGGATTGAACCCCTCAAAGAATGATTCTAACGAGTTCGGGTAACCGCTTAACCAATTTGCCGAAACAACCTCGTTACGGTACGGGCTGTTATAAATAGTATTGCCTACACCGTAAGGGTCGTACCCGTTAGCCGTCGCCGTGTTAGGTGCTATGCTTCCCGTCCAGTTCGACTGAATGATTACCCCGTTTGTTTCGTAACCCGTATTATTGAATACTACTATATCCTGAATTAGGTTAGTATCAAATATTATTTCGCTTGTTTTAAGGTTTAATATATTGCTTGTATTGCACTCACCAACGAACCCGAATGTTTCAGCCCTAAAGCCCCTAAACGGCGTTTGCGTAAATTCGCACAGCGTATCGCCGTTATCACATTGCCCGACCTCTAAATATAATTCGTTACCGAAATCGGTCGCCTGATATAAACGCCGTGTATCGAATTGCATTTCAATATCGGACTGGTCGAATAGGTTAGCCGACGCGCCGATTTGCTGAAAGTATGAAGCCTGTTCGATGCGTAACAACGGGCGACCGTTGGCTTGCTTTTCAAAACCCATACCGAGGTTAAGTTTTGAGCGCATCGCTAAATACAACTGCTCAAAGGTCGCAAGTATTTCGACATTGCTTTTTAGTCGTATCGATTGCCCGTTAGTGTAAAACGCTACATCGGTTTGCGGATAACTGGCAGCAAAGAAATTCGAATCGAAATCTACTAACCCGTCGCTCATACAATTTACCAAATGCGCGAACGTATCGTAAACCGTGTAAGCGTATGCGGGGTTAGGGTAAATAATTACGCCCGGATTAAAAACGTAAAGAGGTACGGCGGTCGGTGGCGTTATCGGTGTGCCGTTCTTTGATGTAGTGAGGCGAAGCGAAAATGGTATAGACTTATTGTTGTTTATCTTCGTGCTAAATGTTTCATCGTATAGCTTTGTTTTAACTTGGCATCTATCGAGCACAAAATTACATTCAGTAACGATTATATACCCATCGACTAAACGCTCCCAAACGCCACTCGAACAAATGTATTGAACCGATACGCGCACTAACTCACAATAACCCGAGGTTGCTAACTTATTGTAAAGATAGCCGAACACATCGCCACCGAATATCAATTCGTTATCGAATGAAACAACCCGCGCCCCTATCGTATCGTCCTCGTTAATATTAATACCAAAGTCCTCGGGGTTTAGCGGTTGCCCTCGGTCGATGCCGTCGATTAAAAACTTTAATTCAGATGCCATGAATACCGCGAATCGTTGCCGTTAAAATTAACTATCGTTTTATTGCGCTTTAGGTCGCGCCTCATACCTTTTATTTCTCGCTCCATAGATTTACTATTTAGCGAAGCATTGACGTTAATAGGGCGCTCCTTTTTGCCCATATAGTAATTTAATGCAGGGCGGACGTAACGTTCATCGATTAAACGTTTAAACGCCGCGCTTGAGGTGTTTAAAGCATCCAATTCGCTACGGTGGCGGCTTACTGCATTGCGGTTAACCACAAACTCACCGCGCTCGGCTTCGATTAACGTACCGCCCGCCTCATGGCTTTTACCGCCTACCATACCTCCTCGTTTAAACTTTGGTATGGGTGTCGCTGCGATAATAGCAATTTGAGCCAAACCAGCGGCGAGGGCAATAGCCTTTTGCACAGGGTCGGGAGCTTTCGCAACCGCTACGGCTGTGCCTATCGTTGCTTCGAATATAGCCGCCGCCTTTTCTGCGACCGCTTGCTTGCGCTTTTCGGCTGCGACCTTTTGTGCCGTCCTTAATTGCAATGCTTCGAGCTTACGTTGCTTATCGGCTTCGCTTAATGTACTTTTTTCAATAGCTAATTGTTCGGCTTCGGATGCCGCGTTAATTTCCTCGATTCTTTTTTGCGATTGTATGCCTTGCAGCTCAATTATACTACCGAATAAATCGGCGGTCGCTTGCGCTATTTCTGCCAGTTGCTCGAGTTGTTTATCGGCTGATTGTTTACGTTCGTCCTGAATCGCTTTTTGCGTTTCGGCTTCAATAAGTAAAATTTCATTCGCCCGCTCCTGTTCATCCTTAATACTATTGGTCGCGGCTAACTTACGCTGGTCGGCTTCTAAATTGATTAATTGAATACGGCGCTCAAGTGAACTACCCTGCTCAATCTCTAATCGTTTAACTAAACTTATTTGAGTATTTATAGACGATTCGGCGGCGGCTCTTTGCTCTTCGGCAATCTTTTCGGCTGCTTCCTTTTCTTTAGCTACCTTATCTTCTAAAGCCTTTTGGTCTATATCTGCTATTTGTTTAGTGGCATCTTGTTTAATCGCTTGTATGGCGTTTTGTAGTTTAGTTTCCTCTTCGCTACCCTTCGCGAATTTACTATCGATAAACGCCTGCTCAAGTTCGGCAATCTTGGTATTACTTTCGCTTAATATCTTTTCGCGTTGGTCTACCGAATTAGCGAAGGCATCTTGCTCTAATTTGGCTAATTGCTCACGGGCTTTCGTAACCTCTTCGGCTGATTTCTTTTCAGCTTCAGCGGCTTTCTTTGATTCCTCTTTTTGCTTATCGGCTGCCTCCTTTGCGGCGGTTGCTCGAATAACTAAAATATTATTCGATGCCTCTTGCACCGCGTCCGATGCTTCCTTTTGCGTTTCAAGTAGCTTATCGCGCTCCTCTTTATCGAGGTCGAGTATTTTTGATTGCTTTGCCTGAAAGTCTTTTAGTATCTTTTGGTTTGCTGCGATAACCGCCTTTTCGCGTTCAATCTCGAGCTGTGTAGTATTTCGCCCCGCCGCCTTTTCAACTTCGATGCGTCTATTGTACCCGTCAACTATTGATTTCGTCGCGTCGGCTTGGCGCTTAGATGCGTTTTCAAATGCAGCCCCAGCGCGTTCGGCATCGTCCGAAGCGCCTACCCACTCTTTAATCGTATCGACCACGTTACCGATTGCATTGCTTACGGTCTTAAAGCCCGGTATCGAATTTTCGAGAGCGGCTTTAACCTTATCAAAGTTTTCGACCAAAGCAACTAAACCTAACACCAACAAACCGACACCCGTAGCCGCTAACGCTATTCTAAACGCTTTTAACGCGCCCGTAGACGTTCCGACTACCGTAGTATAGATTGCTTGCTTTGCGGTTAATACAGCCGTCTTAATTGCGCTTTCCTCAAGTAGTAAGTTTGCGATTTGCTGAACGCCGTTAGCGACCGCGATAGCGCCCTGAACCTTTAAGATTGCCTTTTGTAAATCCTCACTCTCAGAACCGAACAAAGCCGCCGCACCTTGCGCCACTTCAAACCCCGCTGCCAGTCCTTGCGTAGCTTGTACCGCTGCATCGAACTTGAATGTATCGGATGCAAGGATTCGAACCCTTGCGCGGGTGTCGCCTATTTGGTCTTCGAGCCGTGAGGCTGCGATTAACAACTGGTTAAACTCGGCGGTGTTATCTTTGCCTTGCTGCTCAAGTAAAGTTAACTCAGCTTTTAACCCGCGCAACTGACCCGTTAACGATTTGCCGCTTTTGGTTAGCCGTTCGAGGGCGGTTGTGTTACCTTCGATTGCTTTCTTTACTTCGCCACCACTAAACGCGGCGGCGGCGCTTTTGGCAGCGTCTTTATATTCAGTAGCAATCTTATCCGAAGCCTTTTGCGCCGACTTAACAGCCTCGTTATTTACTTCGTTAATCTTGTTAACAGTAGCTTCGAGGTCGCCCGCGTCGGCTTTATACTTAATTAGAACTTCAGCCATCTTTGTGGTGTTGCTTATAGAACACCCCAAATTTAATCAAAAAAACGTCAATATCGGACTGCATCAATTCTTTAAACTCGAGAACGTTACCGCCCGCGATGTGCATCACTTGTTCCCTGAATTTATCTTGCGCTTGCTTTGCCCGTCGTCCCGGTGAGAACTCAACGCCGCTAACGTTTCGTGTAGCTTTTGGAGCTGAACTCGGTTGTACTCCCATAATGTCGTTAATTCGTCGGGCGACATACGTAGTAAGGGTTTCAGCGGCTCTATATCCAAACCTGTAAAAAAATCGTGCGACCCCTCCTCTGCCATCGCCTCAAATACTTTTAATTTAGCTTGGTGTACGTCGGGGTTAATGATTGCAGGGTTTTCGTCCGAACGCACTACCCACGTCGCAGCAATGTTTAACAATAGGTCGCGGTGTATTACCGTGTTTTGCCTTTCGCGTATTACATGAATGTATGTAGCAACTAACGCCGCGTTGCGTGGGTTCGTTAGACCAGCGCCTAAAGCCTTTTCCATTTCGGTTAGTATGGCTTCCATTTCGCTACCCGACAAACCGCTACTTAAACGCTCGAGTAAACTCATGCTCATAGCAAAGCGTTCGAGCGGTAATGCTGTTTCTTTTGGGAATCGGTAATAGGTGTGCCCGTCCTTAGTGAATAGCTGAACTAAATTGTATTTGGGAAGCTCGGCGTTTTGTTTATTGCGCGAAAAAATTAATCGCAGTCGCCCGCCTAATTTGCTGAATGATGTGGTCAATGTCATTATTTACTTTTATTAAACTGCCACTACGTAGCTGGATTATGCAATCATCATTTTCGCCGCTGAACACGTGGCTTATATCATTAACGTTTATCAGTACCTCAACAAACCCAATATCGCGCTCGCTTAATTCGCGCAGGGTGTCATCCTCGGTGTCGAGCGATTCGGTCAGGAACGCTTTGCAGAGGATGAACCCAGTCATATCTAACTCCAATAATCGTGCGGGCATTCAGCATCTTTAACCCGCGTTTTAGCGGGTAGGAAACAACCGCACGCCGTACAAAGGTTTAATGCTTTGTTTTTATGCTGGCAAACGTTACAAATAGGCGTTCGCGTTTCGCTTAGTTCGTTTGCCTCTTTGTTAGCAGTTATCCAAAACCACCAACCGCGAATAATTGTACCTATCCTGCGCATTCGATACATTCCATTAAGTTAATTACTGGCAACTCTTCAGCATCGGTTTCAATATTCGCCACGCTAAAGCTAATACAATCGTAAGCCGTTTCGCATATTGTAAACTCACCACATGAACCGAGCTTAATAGTGTAGCCCTGCCCGTTATCTATCTTTGCATTGTTTATAGTTAACAGCCCATCGACATCAGACGTAACGCTAAACGTTTGAACGCGGTTAGTAGCATTGTGCTTTAATACCACTACAAACTCGGTTTCGGGTTCTACATACCCGAATTGAATACCGCCGTTGCAATAGGCTACCTGAATGCCTGAATCGAAACAAGGTGTACAAACGCTCATAGGTATCGTTTTAAAATTGCGTTTACAAAGTAACGAAAACAATCTAAATAATCGGCGCGTTCGGTTAGGTTTTTACGATTGCTCTTTATGATTTGCCCCTCTGCATTGCATTGTACCTGCTTTGCATCAAATACAAAACCCTTACATTTCTTTGAGTTTACCTTTATATCGAGTTTCTTTAACGCCGTGTTGCAATCGATACGGCTGTTAACGTGGCGCGGGTTCGCTGGTATTATTATTTGATTGTCGGCTAACTTGAGGCGGCGTTTAATCTGAATGTATGCGCTCGAGTTATCGCGTTCCTGTATCGTACCGCCTTTGCCCATAGCGTCGCCCGTTATTCGTATAAGTCCCGTCGGTATGTTTAAAGCATCGACCGCATCGCAGAACGCATCTATCGAGCCGCGCTCAATCTTTATTTCGTCCAATACCCGAGCCGCGCTGCCAACGTTTTGAATTACTAAAGCGCAAAGCGGGTTAATATTGAAATCTACGCTTATAAACGTCGGTAGGTGCGGGTTATGGTTAGCGCTATCATCGATGTGCTTATCGTCATCCCACGCGTATAGGAACGGGTTAGCAACGTCGTCTAATACATCCCAGTCGCCCTCAACAAATCGAGCGTATTGAATAGGCGGTAATTCTTTTAACGCTTCGAGGTATTCGGGTGCGATGTGTGGGTTATCTGTTATGCGGCTCGGTATGTACGCCCACCGTTCGGGTAGGGTGTTTTCCCGGTAACGATTGTATATAATCGACTTAACCCAGTTTTGTGCGGGGTTGCACGTTGCAAGGCAAACGATGGGCGGCTTGCCGTGTGCTTTGTTCCAACTTCCGATACGTTCCTGAACTTTGTAGAATGTTACCTCTTGCAGTTCGTTTACTTCGTCCAAGCCCGCGCCGTTAATCTCTAAACCCCTAAAGCGGTTAAGGTCTTTATCATCGTCGAATGATTCAGCCATAAAGATAAGCTCCGAACCGTTTGTGAATGTTATAACGTTCGTTTCCCTATTCCAGTTCTTAACGTAGTTACTTACCCCGTCCATCATTATCGAGGCGAAGCTCGGAAACGTGGTACGCTTTAAGTCGGGTAGGCTTTTACGAATAACCGCCCACCTCGAACGCGGGTACGTTAAACACAAAGAGGTTAGGGTTAATAATAGCCAATATGTTTTACCGCCACGTATCGCGCCCCCGAAAACAATAACGCGTTTACTACCTTCTACGGCGTAATCGTACGCGGTCGTTTGTGTTTCGGTTAATGTAAACTTCATTCATTCGGCTTACTCGGTTCGGTTCGCACAATAACGAGCGGCTCGGTTGTAGTGATGTTATTATCTATACTTTGCTTCGGCTTGCCATAAGCGCGGTCTAAAAGTACCTCTGCCGCTCTTACATCGCCTTTCGATGCTTTCGCTCTTAATGCTTTTAAAATAGCTTCGCCGGCTGTTATACCGTCCTTTTCTTCGCCTAGTACATCTGCAAGTAATACATGAAGTTCGGGTAGTTTACGCGGTCTTCCGTTCGGGTTTCCGCTTTCTCCCTTTTTCCATCGTGGCTCTATCTTGCCTTTTCCTTTACTTGGCATGGTTCGTTGTATTTACGTTGTTTATATCATTTCAAACGAAACGGTTATTCGCTCTTTTGAGGTAGTTCCTTTTAATTGTTTTGAAGTCTTACCAGTTTCTTTAGTTCTTCCAAATCTTATACACGCCCATTCATTGCTTTTTTTTAATGCGTATACTAAACTTGGCGAGGAAGTCGCTATTGTATATCTATCTTTTTGTTTTTTATATATACTTCCTACATGATTTAATAGTTTAATTCCTATTCCAATACCTTGATAATCAGGCAATATAACTAATCTGTGAACTCTTTTTATGTTTTTTGCTTTAGGGTGTGGAAAGTGTAATATACTTATGAAACCTGCTATTTCATCATTTACAGTAGCCACAAATACATTTGCAGCATTATTATGCGTATGACTTAAATAGTGATGTTTAGCAAACATTTTCCATATTGTTTTATCCGATGTTTGGAATATTTCAAATCGTATGGCTGGTCTATTTTTTTTTTTGCCCTTCAAAATTTTGAAAGGTCATCGTATCTGTATCAAATATCCAATCGGGCAATAGCCAATCTTTTACATCAAGATGACAGGTAACGGCTATGAACTGTTTATCTGTTTTTCTTATAGCTTTTTGCATTGCGAACGAACCAATTTGAGCAACGTTTCTATCCACTACGCTAGTAAATTCATCAAAAACAAATAGCTTTTCGTTTTCTAAAATTGCTCTTGCGAGGTCAACGCGCATCTTTTGTCCGTTGCTTAAAACTGAATACGGCTTTAACCAGCTTGGTGGACTGCTAAATCCTACGGAATTAAATGCGGATGTAATCTCCTCAACGCTGCAAGATTTCGGCATATCGTCTAATACAGTTTCGTTTTTATATTCATACGCTGTAATATAGCTATTTGGAAAAAGTTGTTTTGCTATCGTTGTTTTGCCTGTTCCGCTTTTGCCGACTATTAAACCTATTTGCCATTTATCAGGCAAATCAATATTACCTTCAAATCGCTCAATTATATTTTCTGATTGTAAATCAAATTTGCCTAAAATTGAAGCGACCCGAAATGTTTTTTTCGGTTTAACTTGTTTTATAATGTCAAAAGTCGGCATTCGTATCCTTGTTCAATCAATTTATTATATGTGTTTTCTTGGTGTTCCTCATCTTTACAGATTAACTCTATTCTGAAAAGTTCCTTAATTGTTTCTGATAAATCCTCTATTTCATCGTTTGTATCAAATTTAGGTATATCCAAGCCCCACTCTTCGAGCTGCTCAGTATCCCATTCGCTCGTTAATGCGCTCCAATCCCACTCGCCGCCGCTTACGTTGTCTTTGATTATAAATTCACGCTGTTGCTCTTCGGTTAGTTCTCCTGCAACGATTATAGGCACTTGTTTAAGCCCAGCCTCGCGGCACGCTTTCAAGCGCATATTACCGCCTAAAACTACCATATCGTTATTAACTACGATAGGGCGTATGTTAAGCATTTCGGGGAACGCTTTAATCGAGGTAACAAGCCGCTCGAATTTATCGTCGCGTATCGTTCGCGGGTTGTTCGGGTTTTGCTTAACCTCGGATATTTTAACGGTCTTTACGTTCATACCTTTTCAGTTTGTGCGTTAGTGTTTTCGCGTATCTTATCGAGTTGCTCGGTATTGTTATCGTAGTGGCGTTCAATACGCAGACGTTTAACCGTTTGCCATTTGTCAGCGCCGTTCGTAAAATAAACACGTAAACGCGGTACGCCTAATTCTTTTGCAAGTTCGTACACCTCGGCGCTAAAGCGTTCGTTTCGGGCGGTAATGATATAAACATCGTCGCCGCGACTTATTGCGCGTTTGGCTGCTTCAAAGCCCTTTGGCGTATCGAGTACGCCGTCAACGTCATACGATACCTTCATTTTTGATAATCGCTAAATTTTTTGTTTCCCATTTTTTTTATGAAATGAGCAATATTATTTCTATACAAACCTACTTTTTTATTCGCGTGTATTGCTGCAAGTTTGTCGTCGGGTTCAATATCATTATAGCCTAATGCTATCATTTCATCGTAATTTGGAAATACATCGCTATGCCTATCGTTTTCCTTATCTATTAAGTTGTCCTGTTTACCACCAAATGAATATATCAATATAAGGTTTGTTGGTATTGAATCCGAAAGTTCTTGTTTAAATAATGAAACCTCTTTAGTATACGAATAAAAGTTGACGCTTTGGTTTTGTTTTGCTATTTCAATCCATGCTTTCGCATATTCTTTACTAAAAAAATCGCCAGCGTCGTGTATCCTTATATACTTGTTTTTATATTTAGTTTTAGATAGCTCAGCGTTCATTAATGTTTTGAACCCTTCTAAATCGTTTAGTACAAGTTCTAATTTATCTGTATGCGCTTTCAAAACGTTTTTGAATTTATACGTTCCGTTTTTTGCATAGCAGAACGCAGCGCAAGCCCCGGCATTTGGGCAAGTATTAAACTTGCTTCCATCGCTTAACGTAACCCAATGAGCTGGCAAAGTCCAGCCGTATATGCCTGACTTTTTTAAGTCGCTATTTTGAGTTAGTAAATTCATTTTCTGTTTCGTGCTTTGCGGTACTTTTCAGCCTCGGCGTATGCTATGGCTACGGCTTGCTCGTTTGAATACCCTTCCTCTACTAACTTGCGAATATTCATTTGTATAATCTGTGGCGAGTCGCCTTGAAATAGTGGCATATTACAAATTTACAAATTATAAGTATCGATTCGTTTTTTTACCATTTCGATAAATCGCTCCATCATTGCAGCATAAAAGCCGTTAAAATCCTTATGACCTTCGGGCGCGTGTTCAAATAGCACATAAAGCGTCGAACGTAAACGCTGGCTCGGTGTTTTACTTCCAAGTTCGGCGGCATCGAGTTTAAGGTTATTTAAAAGCTGTTCGTCGTTATAATTGAACTGTTCGCCCTTAAACGCCATAACACCTACGCCGCCCATCCACTGATTAAATAGGGCGCTCGTTTGTTCGGGCGTTAGTTCTTGCGTTCCGATTGTTACTTTAATCGTTTTATCGCGGCGCGTGGCTACCGATTCAATCGCGCAAGGTATGGTTAAGAGGTTGCTCATATCCCGTAAATATCTTTTAAATACCTTTCTGAATAATCGTCAAACCTTGCACAAGTATTAGGGGGCTTGCGCTCTCGCGTTTTCCAACCAAAAAAATAAGCCTTTTTTAATTGTTGTTTCTCTATTGCTTTAGCTTGTTCAAATGCAACCGTATTTTTAATGTCGATGTTTATGTGGTGCTTTTGCAACTGATAAACCAACCAATCTACTGCCGTTTGTTCTGTTTTAGCATCCATACTCAGGCTCGCGCTTATTTGCTTTGTATTCGAGTTTTAGCGTTTCGAGGTAATCGCGTACCATCGCTGTAATTTTTTCGCGGCTCGTTTGCGGTACTCGAAAGCACAGAGTAGCGGTTGGTTCGCCATATTTGGGCAACCTACCAGCACCTTCACGGCGACCGCCTCGATTATCTTTTGCCTTTGCTTCGGACTTCATGCCACAAATATAAGTATTATTTGATTACGTTTTGCAAATTTACGCCGTGTTTTTTAAGTAGCTTCAACCAATCGAGGCAACGGGTTAAATACATTCGGTAGGCTATTGAGGTACGCGGTGCGTTCATTAATTGTGCTGCATAGCTGCGATGCGTTTTAATGGTGTCGGTGTAATATACCGCGCCGTCTTTAAACTCGCTTTGCTCGGGTTCGTGGTTAGTCATGTAATCGATTATGCGTTCCTCGGTTGTCAAAATGGTTCTTTATCAAATTCGTTATTCGGCGCTATTGCGCTAATTACTTTCTCGGTTTCGGGCATCGGTAAAAACGAGCTGCCAGTATTGCCGCCCAAATCGCTAAAGGCTGTAATCGTGTTGTTATGCTGAAAACGTACCTCACCCGTCGCGCCTTGTCTATGCTTTTCGAATAAGTAGAAAACGTGTTTATCGGTTTGCTCACCGTCGACCTCATCAATGCCGTAATACTTCGGGCGGTAAATAAATATTACCGTGTCGGCATCCTGTTCGATTGAGCCGCTTTCGCGTAGGTCGGATAGGATAGGGCGTTTATCGCTTCGCTGTTCAACTTGCCTACTTAACTGGGCAAGGGCTATAATCGGTATGTTTAGTTCCTTTTGCGCGGCTTTTAACGTTCGGCTAATCTCTGCCACTTCCATTTCACGGTTACCGCCTTTAAACCCTTCTATCGTCATTAATTGCAGGTAGTCGATTATTGCCCACTTGCAACGCCCTTTACGCGCTTCGCGTCGCATTATGCGTATTGCTTCATGTACCCCGCATCGCGGCTTATCGTAGATTAAAATTGGTAGCTTTTCGATTTGACCGATTGACTGCTCGAAGGTATGTAGCTCGGGTTGGTTTAGGTTACCATCGCGAAGCCGTGCGGCGTTTACTTGTTCGTTACTATGCTGCAATATTAGGCGCTGGCATAGTTGGCTGTTATTCATTTCAAGGTTAAAGTAAATACCCGGTTCGTTAAAGTTGCAAGCGTGGTAAAGCGCTAAGGCTGTTTTACCCATCGACGGGCGACCCGCTAAGATTATTAGTTCGGGGTGAAAGCCGCCCGTAAACCTGTTAACGGAAGCGATACCCGTACTTAACCCGCTCGTTTGCCCATTTTGATACATCGCAGCTCGGCGGTAGTATGCCTGCCGTTCTTCGTCTGCGAGTTGAATTGTTGTTATGATGTTATCGATAGGGCTACCATCCTCTATTAACGAGTTGAGGCGCTTAACGATTTCGACGGCTGTATTTACGCCGCCTTTGTTGTTATTGATTCCTAACGTTTCCTCTGTTAATATCGTCGTAATTGAACGTTTAATGTGTTCGTCCTTTAGAATCGCGATATACTGGTTAACGGGTTCGGTGTACGATAGGTCGTTACCCCACCCCGAAACGCTCGCAAGGTCGCGCGGGTCGATTGCTTTTGTGCTTAGTGCATAGCTACCGAGTGTAAGGAGCGTCGGTTGCTTGTTATCTGCTTGTATCGATTTAATCGTTTTAAAGCATTTTAACGCGAGTTCGTCCGTAAAGTGATGCTCAGATAGCTGCGGCACTATTTCACGCGCTGCATCGGGTTCGTGCAGCATTATGAAAATTAAAGCCTGTTCAATTTTTGGCAGGGGTTTCATTATAGGCAATTTTCAAAAGTTGCATTATGGTTAATAACAATCATTTTAAAGTGTTCAGCGCAATCTAAAATAATGGCTTCATATTGCTCAAGTTTATTGAGTTTAATAAACTCTAACCATTCGTTAATACCTTGAGGCTTTTGAGCTAAAACTAAATCTTTAATTGTCATCGTGTAAGTGTTTAAAGTTTGGGCGGTGGTTAGCCGCCCGTTGTTATCATTATCCTATTATTTTTTCAGCAATTTCTATTGCTTTGTTTTTGCTTAAGATTGTTTCGGTTTGTTTTATGTTTTCATTTATAAACCAAAAATTAGAACTATTTGAGTAGGTGTAAATTGTTATGTAATAATTATAACCATCAGATAGCAGCGTTCTATTAATAATTGCTTTCTTGTTTCGTTCAGCGTTTTGGATTGTGATTTGAAAGTTCATGGTGTAAGTGTTTAAGAGTTTGATTCAGCAAACATACAACTATATTTTGATTCTGCAAACTTTTTCTAAATTATTTTAAAAATATTTTTCTTACTGCATCTTAACCCCCATCGAGGCGCGTGTTACTACGGCGTTTTGTGGTTTGTTTTCTTTATCGCGTTTGCTCCATGTTACTAACCTTCGCCCAGTATCCCAAGCATCTTGAGCCGTTAGTCTTAGTTTACCATTTGCTAAAGGTTCTGCCCAATAGTTAAAAAACTCGTTCAGCATATTTTTAGGGTAGCGTTCAGCGTATTGTGTCATTGATTTAATCAAATCGTCTTTGCCCCACTTTTTAAAATTAGCATTAGCATTTACATTATCATTCTCATTTACATTAGCATTTACATTTACATTAGTGGGTTCTTTGTGGGTTTCTTGAGGGTTTTGTTGGGGGTTTTTAGTGGGTTTCGTTGGGGGTTTTTCGCTTCGTGGTCGCCCTCCCTTTTTACCATGTTCAGCGCCTAAATAACCGTTGTTTTTACCTGCTATTGCCTTACGGTTATTTGCTTCGATTTGTGGCTTTATAAGCATAAAAATCGTTTTACTTAATCCGATTAACTCAACCTCAACTCCATTAAAACCGAGTTCACATATTGCCGCCCAAACCTCTAAACGGTTTTGCTCAGGTAAGCCGTTTAAGGCTTCATAAAACGAGCGGTAAATTACCATTGAATCTTTCATAATAAAGAAAGCCCTTTGAAATTTACGGTGGAATCGGCTCGGATACACCTTGCCTCGTAAACCCAAAGGGCGATAAGTTAATTTCGTTTCGTTTAGGATTCCACCTCTAAACGTTTCAAATTTACAAAATTTACTGCTCTTTACAAAACACCGTTGTTTGTGTTATATACTCTTTTCCAGAAATTATAACGGTTATTGTACTTGTTGTTTCCTCAACATACTTTTTTATTTCGCGCCGTGTTAAACCACATTGCTCGGTAATTACTGGCGGTTGTGGTTGCATTTGCCCGTATTTATTAGTTGCACTTTGCATTATGCGACATTCAAAACAACGCTCGCAACTGGTAAACAATAGCGCCGAAGCGCAAAAAGTGTAAAGTGTTTTCATATTATTGATTCAAATAGTTTTCAATTGTGTTTAGGCATTCATCTAACCCCGAGCAGAACAATGCCTCGAAACCCACGTTTTTAAGCCGGGTAAGGACTTCAAATTGTTCTGCAAGGTGTTCGTCTTGTTTTAGCGTTCCATCGCGTTTAAACGGCTTAAAATCGCCCTTTTTGATTTCGATAAACAAACCGCAAAATTTACCACGCGGGGCGGCGATAAATAAGTCGGGGTAACCTCGGTGCGGGTTCATCGATTTGTGTACCCTTGCTTGCCCTACGCTCATTTTTGTACCCGCGCTGAAATCGAAACGAAACAGTATTTCAGGGTGTTTGTATTGCATATACTTGGCGATGGCTGTGTATATATCGCTTTCGCGTGGTGGGCGTTTCATCGCTTATAAATATTGTTGCATACTATCATAAATTCAACGCGCCCCTTATCGCTGGTCATATCGTCGAAAAGGTCGATTAAAATACAACGGTTGTTATCGTAATCGTTAAACACCTTGCGGTACTTAAAATTACATTCGAGGTATTCAAACCCGCACGAAAGTATGTAAGAGGCAACGTTTTTATAAGAATGCCCGATAAACTCGTTAAGGTCGCCGAGGTCTTCAGCGTATGTTAGCGCCTCTTTCTTTAATTTGTCCATCGATTAATCGTATTAAATCAGTTCGTTCAACTTGTAAAAGAATTGCCACTGTTGCGGCTGGTATTGTACCCTTGTGGGTCCACCAAAACTCGGCGCATTTTAGTAATCTTTTTTTATAGCCTATGCCACTATGCGGCATATACTTAATGTGCTTATTAGCCTCGGAAATGAGCTGCATAAACTCATACGTACCGTATTTACCCGTTTGTGCCATTGTGTAGGTAGTTAATGATTAACTGCGTTGCGCTTTCGATTTCTAAATCGTTATGGCGGTATAAGTATAAGTCCTTAAAACTACCCGATTTTTTAACCTTTGGCGGTACGCCTATGTAGTAAAACTGCTTTGGGTCGAAGCCCATCAAAAGCGAATACCAAACCGCCTGAACGTGGTTACAATGTTTAACCATATCGGAGGCGAAAGCCTGAATATTTTTAGCGCTCGTTGTTTTAACATCGGCAATAATACCACGCTCTAACCAACACAAATCCATCATGCCCTTACCCTCGACCGTTATACCGCCTATCGTTACGTTATTTAACGCGATGTATTCATGCTGCGCTTTGTCGAATAGTTCGCCTAACATCGCAACCTCGTGAATCGCATTATAAACGTTTTGCGTACCGGGCGGCATATCGTCGAACGGCTGCTCAAGTAAATCGAAATGAAATGCCGCGCCCTCGGTTAGCGCCTTTTGTGCGTAGCTTATGTCGCCCGTGTAGAATCGTTTAATACGGCTTGCGCTAATTGCTGGGTGTTTAATATATTCGTCGCGTGTCATTGGTTAAATGTTTCGTTGTAGTATTGTTCGCCGATTTGAAGCCAAGTATATGCAGACGCTTTATTATACGTTTCAATGATTTGCTCCTTTTCCATTATTTGAGATTTAACCCGCGCCTCAATCATTAACTCGCTGAACTTAGCCCCGTCGATTTTTTCCTCGACGTATTCGATAAAGGCTTTCAAAAATTGGTCATATAGGTAATCCGTTGCCGTCTGTTTCATGTTTAAATTGTTGTATTTGTTCAAGTGAAATAAAGATTTGTAGTTCGAAACCCTGCTTTGCAAATAAAAGAAATTTGCCGTTTTCGAGTATGTACTCACGCGGTATATCCCAGCGCCCGAAATCGTCAACTATTCGCACCGTATCGAAGCGCGTTGCTTCAGCTATTAACTTATGGTTTAAGCCGTAGGCGTTACCCTTTTGTAAAAGATGCTTTGCCCGGTTGCGCGTTACAGTTAGCGTTCGCGTTGGCATATCTATTTCGCCGATTTTGCGCTCTTTAGGGCTTTTTGAAAGCCGTATCGATAGCCGCAGGGTGTTACCCCCACGGCGTACGATTATAGCATTACCGAAACTATCTTCGACTAAAGCGGTGTTATCGTCTATTCTCATCGGATTACTTGCGTTTTGTGTTCGTATAATTCAACCCCTGCTATACTATCCACGCCGAGTTCTTTCATTGCCTTTGGCAGCCCTACGATTAAATCCTCAGGCGTTAGGTTGTTATGCGCAAACTGAACGGATAAAACTTTAATCCAGTCAACCTCGCCAACAATTCGCGCCTTTAATGTGGTGCGTATGTTTTTCGTTTGGTTGTTTTCTACGGTGGTGGCAAATAGCTTATCGGTAAACGCTGCCATAATATCGTTAACCGATTCGGCTTG